GCGTGACGGTATTTGACGGCTACGGCTCAGGCTCGGGCTTCGGCGACGGCTACGGCTACGGCGACGGCGATGGCTCCGGCGACGGCGATGGCTCCGGCGACGGCGACGGCTCCGGCGACGGCTAAAACCGCAAGGCTTACATGCTGGGATTCGAGGATTAAATGGGGGAACAATGAGCGAGACGCATAATTACTGTTGCATTTACAAAGCTACATGGGATTCAAGCCGCTAATGACTGAAGTAAGTGGGTACTGCGATCATCCGACTGGAGATTGCCTGTATTCCTACAGGCTGAACCAGCTCCAGGAAGAGAATAAAAGAATCCGAGATGCCATGGAATATGTCATGGAGATTACCGGATTCTTTCGGTTGCCTCACGACGTTAGGAAGCGCGTTCGTGATGCTATTGAACAGAAGGGAGAAGTGTAATGCCGTTGAAAAAAGGCTACTCGAAAGTCACTGTGTCAGGAAATATCCGAGAGATGGTCAATGCTGGTTACCCTCAGAAGCAGGCTGTGGCCGCAGCTCTTGAGACTGCACGCAAAGCAAAAAAAGCAGCCGGTAAGCCTGCTGGTAAACTCGCACAAAAAGGAAAGAAGAAATGATTACGTTTGGCGCTGTAGTGTTTTACGTTTTGAGCATTAGTCTGGTTGTCTTTTTCTTCAGGGGGTGCCGCAATGAGTAACGCAGCTCCCCAGGTAACGACGCTAGTAAAAGTTCATCCTGACACGCTTTTCGATCTTGCTCATCGACTGAAGTCGCAAGCTATGGACTTTGCCTATCCTGGAGAGGTCGTGATGATTCCACTGACTGGTGAAATAACGCTGCTCTATGAGCCTGAAGCAGAGTATTGCAAACCACTTACGAGGGTTGGCTTTCAGCCGATGCTAAACGATGCTATCGGGCAATAAATGCGCATGTAAGGGATGCGGCAAGATGATCACCCTGAATCGCCATGAGCGATGCCAGGCTTGTCGTAAGACTCCGTGCAAGCGCTGTGGCAAAGAGGTTCATCATGGACGTGGAGACAGTCTTTGCGCAGAGTGTTTTGCTCTACGGAAAACCTTTCTACTACGTCGTGAAGGCTCCTTGCTACCAGCGTAAGAGCTCCTAGAGTACCCATGGAGTCCAGAAACACCTTTTGTTCAGGACGCAGGGTTCCTCGTCGGCTCTTAACCTCGATGCACAACATTTTGCCATTCCAGATCCCGAGGATGTCCGAACTACCTTTTTCGGAGTATTTAGAGTGGTTGGCACGGTAGATTCCACGGATGGGATCGAACGTGCCCATACTCTTGTTCTTCCAAGCTTTGCACCCAGGCTGCGCGTTCAGCCAGTCAAGGATTAGGCGTTCAATATCCTTTTCTTTGAGATCCGGACATTGCTTCGGAGAGTCTATCGAGTTTCGCTTCGATTCTCTCAAGCCTTTTCTCCGTCTGCTCCAATCGTTCACGCGCTGAATCCTTTTGCTCAAAATTGGCGTATGCCCATCCAACCATGGCAGCTGCTCCGCCGATTAGGCTGGCAACAGTAACTACGACATGCAGGATGGGCATCTCTTTCATTTGCGACACCGCAAGCGAATGTAGTCCAGGACGCGTTTAAAGTCGTCTGGATTCATCACGATAAACCCATCAGCCTCGGCAAATGGAATGAGGATTGTGTTCTCTTGCGGATCCGAGCACACAAGCTGCGACTGGGCTACGTCCATGAGGCAAACAGTAACCTCAGGGCCTTTTTTACAGCTTGCGAATGAGAGCAGAGAGAGCAGCAGCAGCCCTAGCTTTTTCATCTGGCGTCTTGGCCTCCTTAACTAGTTTAATAGCAGCTGCATGCTCTTCGATAGCCTGAGCTGGATTATCGCCAAAATTGGCCTTCAACCATTCAGCGAGCTCAATGACAAGTTTAAGAAGAGCTGGTGCGGACGCTACTAATAGTTTAAGAGCAGAGAAAAATGTCATTTCCGGCTGAGTTTAGCCAGGAAGTCAACAATAGCTTGGAGTGCCTTTTCCGGCTGCTCGCCGGGAATCAGCAGGCAAACGGCAATGATCCCGCTGAGAAGCGCCATGATGGCGGCTAGAATGGCAGGACCCTTTTCCATAATCATCTGAAGAAGCTGCATAATTTCCATAATTTACACCTTTTGCATGGATTGGATAATTGAAATAGCTGCATTTACTTTGTCAACGTACGCCTGATTCCGATACTTTCCGTCAATTGTTTTGATCGGGGATCCGGAGTTGTAGCTGGCAATGATATCATCACGCTGAGAATGCTTCGAGGCAAGCTTCTTAATAAGGCGGCAGGCAATCGTCAGATTGACCTCAGGATCAATAATTTTCATCATAGGGCCAGAGATGCCATTCTCTCTGGCGACGGCTCCCATGATCTGGCAGAGGCCCCAGGAGGTCATTTGGAGCATCATCTCGGTGGTCTCGGTCGTGTTTGCTTCAAGAGCAAACTTCTTGGTCTGGAAAACGTATTTATAATCCTTCTCAAATCGAGCGGCGTGTTTGTTGCCACCGCTTTCTACAAATACGATTGCAGCCAACAGATTGACTGGCACGTTTTCCCGCGATGCCACATCGGTAATCACATCCCAGGGCAGATCAAAGACCCAAGCCCTTGAAAGCATCATCAGCGTCCACCGGCTCTAATAGCGTTATATGCCCGAGCTCTGCCTTCATCAGCATTGGATGCAATGCCACTTAGCATAACTTTCTGAGCAATGCCGGTATCCAAGATCCCGGTTTTATCGAGCATCATAGTTGCTTTGGCTTTTTCAAGGGGGCTCAAATAATCCGAGTTTCTAATTTCCATCTTTGCAACAGCCACTTCTTGCTCAGAAAGAGGAACCGATTGCTTTTCGGATTGCATCACAGACCGAGTAAAACTGTTTAGAATTTCTGATTTCAATTCTTTAGGAAGCGGGGCGAAAGCAGCATTTAGTTTTTGAACAGTAGGAATTCCCTGCACCTTCAAGTAGCCGTCAAGAATTTGCTTGGTTACTCGACCGCCATAGATATCCAAACTGGCGCCCAGTGCGGATCCAACCATCATCGAAGTGGCGCTTACGCCCTCTCCCATAACAAACGGGCCAACCAAGCCCGCCGCAGCCCCACCAACAGCCTTAAACAGCATCGTTCGCCGGCTTCCTCCGGGATAGGATCTCAGCATAGCTTCCGCCGTTGAAGCGGCCCGAATTTGACGCTCAAAATCTTGGCCAGTCATGTTTCTCAGAGCTTCAATTTCAGCACGATACTTGGGATTGATCCCACGCATGGCCTGGGTAACAAAGTTGATTGCTGTTTCAGCCTTTCCGGCCGATCCAACATCTTGCAATTCCGACTGAACACGCTGAATGTTTTGATTTACCGCATCAACATCAGCCTGTGACTTAACCCAAGAAGCGTACTCTTCTGGTGCCAGTTCAGGCTTGGCCTCTTTCCTTCTAACAATTGCCATCGTCCGTTCCATTTTTTTCAACGCAACGGATTCGGGAAGATCGGCAATAACCTTCGCCATTTCAGCCTGTGAGGCGCCGGTCTGCTTCATGGCCGTATATTCTACCAGCGCCTCTTCAAATGGACGACCAGTGGCACGACCTAGGCGAGCAACAATATCTTGAGCTGGATCTCCCGGGGTCCAGCTATTGCTCAGACGCTTTACAAAATTATACTTTTTTTCATCTCCAACAAGATTGGAAACATCTTCGAGCAATTCCCTGCGCTGACTAACATCACTCATCAGCTCCGCATATTCAGGAATTCCCTTAATATTCGAGTCAATAATCCTTCTAATTTTAAGAAGGTAGGTGCGATCGAGATCGGAAAATTTACCCCTGTTTTCGGGGGCGGACATATAACCCAGCTGGGTATCAATGTCCTGCACAATTTTCTTAACCATTGGGAAGGGAACATTTCCTGGGGCGTCCACTCGACCAACGCCCGGAACCCTGGTTCCAACTACTTCCCCAATATCGTTGGCCCAACCATCGATTAGGCCGGCAACGCGCTTCTGAACGGGACCAAGGATTTTTCCCTTAGTCATTAGACCTTCTTTAAGGCCTTCAATTTCAATGTCGGCGTTAGCAAGATTTGCTTCGCCCGGAGTGGCATCAAGGATCTCGTATGCTTTCCTTGATTTCATCGTAACATCGCGCTTCAAGTCTTCTGCCGCTACCTTAACGTCATCAGCAAGTTCTTGAGTAATTCCAGTTTTATAGAAATCTCGCTTGGCCTTTGCTGCAACCCCAGCTTCTTCTCTTTTTTGACGAAGCTGTTCAGCAAATTGCATTTTGCGATCATTGACCGCTTGATCAAAATCAACCCTTGCTCTGTTTTCATCAAGTTGAGCAACGGTCTTGGATTCTTTAAGTTTTTCAAGCTGAAGCCGCTTGGGTTCGGTAGCGGCCGCGATCTCTTCAGCCACTTGAGTTCTCGGAAGACCCTTTTCTGCAGCGGCTCCTGGAACGGCTTCGCCAAGCTGCAATCCAGCGCGACGATCCGCTTCTTCAATCATTTCGGTTACTTCTTTGGGCTGTTGAAGATAAGCGTCTCTAATAGACTTGTTTGGCCCAAGTGCCGTGGTCATGGCTACGGATCCAAGCTTTTTTGCGCCAGCTCCAAGAACTCCTGCCATCATCAGGCCAGCAGGAATTCCAGCACCAACTTTTGCTCCAGTCGAGGCAAGAGATCCAATGCTTGGAACCTCTTCAGGTTTTCTAAGCCCTGACAACTCTTCTACGCCCATTTGAGCAGCTGCAATGGGCGCGCCAGCTGCACCAATGGCGGCTCCTTGAGCAATGGACGATGCTGGACCAGACAATGGTCCAAGAACTTTACTAAGAGATTGAGCGGCCTGGGTTGCTCCAATTTTCTCGGCTGTTTCACCAACCGTTTTTGCGATGGCTTTTCCAGCCATTCCAGAGGCACCAGTGAGTCCGCCAGCAAATTGACCCGCCATTTCAGTATACGGAGACTCTTGCTGCATTTGGCGGCGGCGCTCCACCATTTGCTCTGCAGGAACACCCCCAATTGCCGCTTGAATTGCTGCAATCGGCTTTTCGCTAAGGCCAAGAGTAGCGGCAGAAAGAGCGGCAGAAGAAAGCTGCTCTCCGGTTGTAAGCGCCTGAGATCCAATATCTTTTGCAGACTCTAAAAAAGATTCTTGAAGTTGATCTTCAAATTGTTTCTTCTGTTTCTGTTCTTCTTCGGCAAGCCTTGTCAGTTGCTCCAATTCCTGAAGCTCTTCAAGTTCTTTTCTTTCTTTTGCTTCGACAGAAGAGTTATTTGCCATATTTTTTCTGTAGTTCTTCAAGGCGCTTCTTTTGTGCTTCGGTCATCATAGGTGCAGGAGCGCCGGCAGCAGCTGCGGCAGGAGCTCCTGCGGCCTTCTTTTCCGACTGTCCCGGCGTCATCCCTTTGAATCCGGCAAGCGTTCCACCAGACGCTTCCCAATGCGCAATAGACTGTTCAGCGGCAGCGGCCCGAGACTTAAGCTCATTAAGGACATTGCTTGCGCGTCGAATGTTTTCTGTTTCAGAAACATTTGGATCAAATGCCCTTGCGAACATTTGTTCTGCTTCCTTAGCAGTAAACTGAGGTCCAAGCGTTTGTTTCAAGGTTCCTTGAATTGCGCTGCGGATATCATCTTGAATCTTTTTTCTTTTTTCTACAAATCTAGCCGGAATCATTGCTGCAGCAGGACCGGAAATCATGTCTGAAGACTTCAGATCGCTGATTGCGCCTTCAAGTCTTTCAAGGTTCGTTTGAACAGTTGCGGATCCGCCCTGAGCAACGTAATCATTATAGAACTTAGCAAAGTTGCGATCGAGAGCCTGCTGTCCAGCCGATCCAGCGGCCCCGCCTTTTCCTGGCTTAATTCCCTTTTGAGTTTCCGTAGCCGCCTTGCCGGATGGCTTCGAAAGGCGATCGACCATTGCTTTATCAATCGCATCAAGCTGTGATTTAACCCTGTCCCGAGCAGCAATTGCCGGATTCATGGCAATTTGCTTTTCGCTAAGCTTATTGATCAGGCCTTCCTGAATGGCCTTCTGAGCGCCTGGCTGAAGAGTTGCATAAGCAAAATTGAGGCGTGCTTTAAGATTGATAAGCTCTGGTTCAGTAAGGGTCTTAATATTTTCTTTGAATGCAGTTTTAGCAACATCAAGCTCTTTTTGGTATTCCTTGCTGGCAAGTCGTGAGCGCTCAATCTGATCTTCGCGCATCGCCTTGAGGCTTTCTGTACTTGCGGCAGCTCCAGCCCCAACACCACCGGCTGTTCCACCAGGAACTCCAGCAGCAGCTCCAGCAACACCACCGAGCAACGCAGGAACAAATGCAATAAGAGCTTTTTCTAGCGTCGATGATGTGTCTGCCGCCACGGGCGGACGACCTACTTTAGACAGCAGCTTTTCTTCTTCTTTTTTAATGGCTTCAAGAGTCTGCGGCGAGAAGACTTCTTGTTGCGCTACGGTTCCCGGTTTGTTTTGACGAGCTTCAATTTCTCTTTGAGCTTCGGAAGCAGCAAAGAGATTGGCGGCCTCAAATTCTCTTTCTTTTTCGGCTCGCATTTTTACAAGCGTTTCAAAGGGAACTTCATAAATGTTTTGCTCTCGACGACTTCTGGTCATGTCAACATTCGGAGCAGCCGCAACAATAGGAGCGGCCTGTGCAGGCCGAGGTTCCACTTCTTCTGCCTCTTGTGCAGGAATTCTATTAGCCTGAGCTCCCCGCTTGCGCAGATAGTCAGGCAATTCACTTGCGTATTGGTTCATCAGCTCTTCGAGGGATGCCATTAGACGACTTCTCCGTTTTCACGAACGAACGGATGATCTTGACCAAAGAAGTCAAAGACGTTCAGCCAGAAGTTTGCCAGCGGCTTGAACACAAATCCAATCTTGTTTTGACCATAATAGGCTTTCCCATACGAAACCATTGGGTCGGTCATAAAGGTCCGAACAAGGAACTTTGCAATGCTGCTCTTGCGCATCAAGGGAACAAGAACCTGTGCGACTTTGTAATAACCACGGCGGTTTCGGTCGGTCATCTTTTCGTCACGATAGCGCCTGACCACAGAATCCATGGTTCCATCGCCATAGCGGGCTTCAAGGAAGATAAAGCAGCATCCACCGCTCTTCTCAGCGGCCTGGCGTTGTCCAGCGGCGGTCACCCTTGCGGCTTCAAGTTGAGCCTGTCTGTCGCGCTCCGCTTCTTCCATTTGCATCAGAAGGGCAGCCCTTGCAGAAGTGGCGAGCTGTTGCTGTTGTTCCAATTGCTGACGCTGCCCGAGGCGCTTTGACATTTCGTCAATGTTCTTAATGTTTAGCTCTTGCCCGGCCATGGCGCGTTGAGCCGCCATAAGCTGCTGTTGACGAGCTACTTGAGCTGCTCCAGCACCACCTCGAACTCCCATTTGAGCTTGCTTAGATGCAAGAGCTCGCTGTTGAGCCTGTTCCTGTGCGCCAAGGCGGCCAGCGAGACGAGACCAGAGGGCTTCGTTTTCCTCAGCCGTATAGCCCTTCTCACGGCCTTTAAGCTCTTCAATTTGCTTACTAAGGTCGATAGAAGGCGTCAAGGCTTCAAGCTCTTGGCGAGTCTTGGCTGCCGGCATATTGGGCTTGAGCTCTTCTTGAGCAGTCTTTTGGGACTGCTGCTCTTTAAGCAAACGGATCTGATCCTGTGAAATAGATTCAAGCGGATTAAACATGTTTTACCCCAAAATGACGACGGTCAATACAGCTACCGTTGCGCTCTGATTAGTCAAGTAAATTGCTTGGTTAGTCCAGGGCGTCGTTCCGTCAATAATAGCAGTTACATTTGCCCTGATAAATAGTCTGCCACTAGGAATTAACTTGAGATTGTGCCGAACCTCAAAGTTTGTGGCACTGGCAGGGATCACAACAGGAACAATCTCACACTTGAAGTTTGACCTAAATGTAAGGTTATTCAAGGCAGTTGTGAGGTCAGCAAGGGTGCTTTGTAGCTCGGTAGCCAGATACCGCTCAACTCGTTCAGGATCTTCTCCCTGCCTGAATTTATTGGGCCGGCGGATCTTCATGGCTTATGCCTTCATTGCCGGTTTATATGGCGTCACAACCTCGATCTCATAACCAGTAATGACCAGATCCCGCTGTTGCTCGCTGTTTCTAAAAACCATAGCCAAACCTTTTGCTCGGCCATTGCTAATCTTATGTTTTACGCTGGTGTCTTGCGGATCGCCATAAAATGACCCATAGGGAGTGTTTCCGTAGCCATCAGATCCGACAGAAACAGAAAACTGGCTAACCGGAGCGTTTTTGGCGAAATTTAGCTCGGTCTCGCAATCGAGAGTAAACCGGCTGGTCACCAGGTCGGTCGTGAAAATGCGAACGGTCAGGTAATTCTTAAGCTGAGACGCATCTCCCATGTAATCCCAAGGAGAACGGTAAAATACCGTAATTGCTTGGTTATGGTCGTTGTAGTCAAACCCCGTATCAGTCGTTTGACGCCGATATAGCGTGTTTCTCTGGGCTCCGCCGGTTGCCAGTGCTCTTTCTGAATAAAGCACGTTGTTCTCGTAGAACACCACGCCAGCGCCAGCATTAATACCCTGCCACTCAAGCCAAGCATCGCGGCCATAGTCGTAGACCAGCATGGTGCTTTGAGAATTGCAGTATCTAACACCACCAGAAACAGTCTCTTTCGGCAGAAACAGCAGATACTTCTGAGCAGATCTATCGTGCAGCGCCCAAGCCCGAGAAAGCCTAAAGATCTCGGAATCGGAAGCGGTAGCAGGCTGCACAAAAAGCGGATCAATTCGGCTTACAAGCCGATTTTCTCCAAATGCGCCTAGAGACTGCGGAAGATTGGCGCTCGTCATCTGACGAGGACCAAGAGGGCTTAAAAAGTAGATTGCACCACGGATGTCCCTAACGGACTGGTGCGCGATACAGCCCACATCATTGGTGACTTGATCAATTCGAAAGTTCAGTTCAGCCAGGTCGCCAGAAATGGCGTGAATTGCTCCGCGCTGAAACACGATAAGAACGTCATTTGATGGAGCAACAGCAGTAACGCGGTCACCCTCAAGATTCTGAACGATTTGCTGATTGTCTGGCGTTGGAAAATATTCAGGAGATTCAATGTCTGACCAGGCCACTACGTTTGGATCGTTCTCAAGCGAACCAATGATCAAAAGGTTTTGAAACGCAGTTAGATAGCGGCCAATGGGGGGAGGACTGCGATCGGTGAGCGGCTCTATCAGTTCAGTAACAAGAGCTGCATCAAGAGTATCGTCAAGATAGGTTTGCGTAGCACCGGCAAACGCATTGTGGGGGATTTCCTCAACAATATACCAAAGCGTCGGATCTCCGGAGACAGACCTGTTCCTATAAATAATGACGCGCAGGTTTGCCGAGATGACTGCATTGTCAGCGACGTTTACAGCCGCGCCAGCAATCGTGATGCTCGTTGGCGTTACAGCCGTGATTTCACGCTCTACATATGCCGCTGAGACGCCATCGTAGAAATATGCAGTATCCCCGGCGACCATGGTGTGCGATCCGCCCGAGCCGTTATCAACAGTAATGGTGGTAACGGGAGTTGGAGATCCTTGCGCACCATTAACGATGGCGCAGGCCGTGTTGTAGCCCGAGCTGCTAGAAATTGTTTCAAACGTGACGTTAAAGTTTTGAGCAGATGCCGTTGCAATCTTGGTCGTATTAGCTAGGTTCCCATAGACTTCGTTTCCAGCTTTATCCTTTTGGTAAAACTGGACTCTATGAACGTAATTGGTTCCAGTTACGACACCGCCACCAACAAGACTCGACGAAACGCCTGTTGGAGTAGGGACACCAGCATTGTAGATGCGCTGGCCGTCGTACTTCTGAATGCGATCTTTGCCTGTTGCAAAATACATCACATTGTAGAGTTGAACAGCTGATGCAGGTTCAAAATCTACGTTGTTTCTTACAGCGTAAGCATTTGAAAACTGGGTGGATAATACTCCTTGAACAGCCTGCCAGTAGCAAGCCTCCAGAGTGAACGCAGAACTTGTGATGCTTTCATCAACAACATTTTCGCAAAATGCAGCAGGAGTAGTTCCGTCTCCAGTAATTGTTGCACTAAAGTCAGGAAGCGCATCAATGGCGTTTCTAAGCGATTGACAAGTGTACGGAAGCGCTTCGTTAATCCCGAGTCCAAGCGCCTGATCAAGAACAACAGTGGTTCCGGCAAACAGCTGGCATCGATATTGCGCAGATGCCTGATCATAATACAGCGATATTGTTGCTGCTGCAGATCCACCCGTATAGGTGACTACAATCTGAGTTTTTCTACACTTCAGCAGTCTGTCAGAAATAGATAGAAGTTCCGGAGCTTCAACACCAGTAGAAGGCACAATCCGGTTGTAGACAAATGTCCCCAGGGCTCCTGAATTTCTAGCGTGCGGCGCGGTTCCCTTGCGCTTAACAAGACTTCCAACAGGGTTGATTTCAAAGTTTATGCACGACTGTGCATATTGTTCAGGAAAAGTTAAGTCTGAACTTTTGAGGTCATACCCGTAAAAGTTATTGTAACGCTTGATGAATTGGTTTTGCGCGGCCATTAGGGATAGTAATCCTCCACGCCAAGGAATTGCATATCAAGTAAAGGAATTCTATCCGGATCATTGTCTGGCTCAGCGTAGGCAAGGCGCAGTGTCTCCTGAACTTTCAAAAGGATTTGGCCAACTTCTGCCGCGTCAGTTTGAGAGTCTCGGATCAGAATCCGAGCATTGCAGTATTCAAGAAGGTATTTTTCCGTCAGCTCTGGAAGCTGACTGTTGGTGCTTGAAAAACCACCGCGACATGCAAAGTTACCGGCGGAAATCGTTTCTCCGTTTTGAAACGTAAATCCGGCACTAATTGTTACAACTCCAGTCGATTGATCAATGGCATCGATAGGAATATCGCGCATCTTAACAACACCGTTTTGATCGACAATGGTGATTTTACCCTGTTCAAGCAGAGCATCAGCATCGAGAAGAACAGCCGGGTTAAGCGTTAAGCTAGTGATTGTATTTGTGCCAAGAGTGACAGCCAAAACAGTTGCACGACGCACATCAAGCTTAGGAATCGAGCGCTGATAGCTCCAGCGGATTTTTCCTGACTGCTGAGGCTTGGGTTGAATCAGGATCTCATCGCCACGACGAATATAAAAAGCAGGATTGCCCGCCTGCGTATTCAGCCGTTCCTTAAGCTGACCTTTTTTCAGCAAGTAATAGTCGGTCGGCAGCCCAGAGCAGCTGTACTCAATCATGTCGATTCGAGTACCCAGATACAGATCCCGAGGCATTGGATAAGCCTCTTGATTCACTACTGCATGATCCTCTTTGTAAGCAGTAATGATTCCAGGAAAGGTGCTCTGAAGTACGGAATGGATCTCCTCTTGACCGTTGTTCAAGTATTCCAGAAACTCTTCGTCCTGGATTCCGGCTGTCGCGGTAAACTCTTGGTTTTCCGTAGCCTTTCGGCTTGCTGAAATAAGGAGATCAACCCGCCTCATGGGTTAGTCTTTCTTGCCGTTTTTCATCTTGGCAATGATCAGCGCAATCTTGCCTTTATCCGGCCCCATGGGCATTTCTTCCTCTTCACCGTCCATGGATTCGCCGTGCATTTCCTCGCCGGCTTCTTCCTCTTCTCCACCGGCTTGATTGATAAGATCTCCGAGCTGAACGCCTTCGCGCTCAGCAATCATTTTCAGTGCATCAATATGCTTTTTAGCTTCCATCATGGCTTTCATTGTCCACATCTCCAGCGTTTAAGAGCCGCTCCCTTGGGAGTCAGCTTGCCATCTTTACTTGTTGGTCCCTTAACTCCACTCATCCTTGCACAGAATGACCGCTTTCGGCCAAGTCGTTCTCCGCTAGGATTCTTTTCTGTCACCGGAGCCTGCAGATTTGATCCGGTCTCACGGTTGACTTTATTTCGATAAGCTTCATTAAGCCCGCCAGTCCTGGCATGCTTTTTTGGATTATAGCCTTTGAAGGGCTTATTCGATTTCATCTGATTGCCGACCTATAGTTTTGAATGAGTTCAGCAAGAGATCTAAACTTCGATGCCCCAGCGCGGCCAAGGGCTCCTTGTCGTGATTGACCTTCCCCTGCCATAATGTCTTGTTCTTGCTTGGCCTTAAATTGTTGTGCCTTGCCAATCTCTTCTGCAATGTTTGCAACAGCTTTTGTTCCAGCCAGGACACCAGCGCTTCCAATAGATCCGGATCCAGCAACCTCATCCGGAGTGGAAGAAGATGGTTTGATCCCTTGGCTTTCAAGATATTGCATCAGCTTTTCGTCCTCATTCATCGGTCCCTGAGTTGATTGAGAACTCAAGAACATCAGAGGATCGATAGAGCTTTCAGCTGGCTTAAAGGGATTAAAGTTAGCCATTTTATCCACCAAACGAGCTGCGATAATTGGCAATCAGATTGGCCAACGCAGCCCTTTTTTTCTCCGCCTCATCTCCAATAGCTGATTGGGTTGATTTTCCTTCTTCTGCAATGGCCGATTGAATGTTTGCTGCTTTTTGGCGCTGCCCAGCTGCAATGGTAGAGCCAACGCTTCCAAGAGCGGACGCAGCCAAGATACTAAGCGTCAACGGATCCATATTACCCCCAATTAACCTGCCACTGGCCCCTGAATTCTGAACCAGTATAGTACAGTTCTACAAGATCTACAGCTCCAGCTGCATCAGTAAGAATGGGTGCTTGAGCTTGAGGCCATTTGACGTTCACAGGGAAAAGCACGTTTTTGAACGTAGCGCCCTGAACGATCCAAAGCTTATAGCTGGCGCCAGCAATAGGGTTCGTAAGCGTCAGGGTAACGTCTCCGGTGGCAGCCGAAAGATCGAGCGTCTGGATCATGCCAAGATCAAAATCAACGGTCTCTGTAGTTCCAGCTGGCGTAAGCGTGGTTGCGACGGCTTGGCCAATGTTCTTGGCAAGTTTTGCAGAGGTAATCGATTCGTTGGCCAGGCCAGCCGTTCCGATCTGGTTTCCATCTCCAGACCCAGTATGGGAATGCTGAGAAATCTTGGTCCAAGTGGTATTTTTGAGCGTGGCGCCCCAGTTACTTGTGCCAGTAGTCGGCAAAGTAAGGTTAATACCCAAATTTAATGTTTCATAAGGCATTAGGGGTAAATCCTCCAGCGCACGGCCACAGCGTTGCTTACCGGGTTGTAGAGTTGGTGAGCCCGGTCAAGGGCGTGTTGAGAGTTGTGGTCAAAATATAAATCAAGTCGGTCAAATCCCAATCCAAGCTCAAAATGCCATCCAACCCAGCGGACATGTTCGCCTACGGATAACGCGTGAACCCTATTGTTCCAATAAAGAGGAGCAACAGGAATCAAGAGCAAGTTCAGGCCAATGAAATTACTAGGACGTTCTGGGAGTTCTAAAAGCCTAGAGTTGGATAAGAATTGACCAAGTTCAATAGAAGCAGAAGTCAGCGGAGCCGCATGGGCGAGACTAAAGCACAAGGCAGCCAGGATCAGGCATCCTGTAATTGCTACCCGCGTGCTAAAGTCTCGCCAAGTCAGCCGCACGGGTCACCTTGGCCCCATGCA